GTTTGTAAGTGACCAGCCATCAATACACGGAGGCGCAGAGGGAAACCAAACAGTTTGGTTTACTTCTAATAACTCTAGTCGATCCAAGGCCCCAAGAAGTTCCTCAGCCTCTGCTTGAATTTCAGCCCAGATACTGTCTGCTTCTGCTGTAGAAGCTACATCTAATTCAATATAGTTTAAGCGAAAGTAAGGCCAGCTCAAATCCGGATTTGGAACTCCTGCAGGTATGTTAGCAAGCTGAGGCGGTCCCGCTACTGCTTCAAATATATCTGTGGATAGTTCTGAATAGGGACTTGGTGGGTTATGTCTATATACAAAGATATTGGAATCTAGGTCTGGGCCTATTGCAACAGCATCAACTCGCAGGCGATAAGTACCATAATTCGTATTTGAAATAACTGTGGTTGCAGAACGTGTAAGGCTTATGCGTCGAGTCATGTAATTACTTCCTAAAAAGAAACACTTGAGCTTTCTGCCCCAGCATAAGCGGTAGCGTAATATCTTCCATACAATGCTGTCGCTTCCGCTGAATGTAGGCTACTAGCTGTCTTACATTGTCTGGCTGCTCTGTTACCCATTCTTGCAGCAGTTGTAACCATTGAGTATACAACGAACTGTGTTTTACTTTTAGACTACTTTGTGCAATATTTGCGTGTGCAGCTACTTGCTCTGCTTCTTCTCGGTAGTTTTCAAAGCATGGTACGCATTCCCAGAATAGAGGATCTTGCCACAATGTATGCATTATATTGTGGTCAAAAATCAGCATTGAAGCTTACCTTCAAAATAGACAAGATTTTGTTTAATTCTGTCTAAATGTTTCTCTGGTATCTTTTTTAAAAGTTCTCTAGTAATTTTTGCCCCATCTTCATAGTGCCCAGACCAGTAAGCACTTACACTAGCTTCATCCTCTATGCCATAATCCCATATCCAAGCTTCTACAAACAACCCATCTTTTTGTGCTGGGAGGCTTTGTCCCCATTTACTTAAGATATAAGCTTGATGGTATTTTGAGTTTGTGCGACAAAACTTTGCTGCTCCATGTAAGGCTTCAATCCGATGGGGGGCTACCTCATGTGCTTGCATGTAGCTTTGAATAATATCTTCATCTTTGTACTTTAACTTTTCTTTAAGTCTAGCTGCGTTTAAAAGAGACATATATACTTCTTCAGACCAGAAACCTTTTATCGATCTTTCAAGATAGAACTTTAATGCTTTGGCATTTTGATTAAGATCTCGGAACGACTGTGCGAGATAGAATGTGTACCTTGCTATTAGGAATGGATCTGTTTCAGTTAGAAGAGCATTCTCAAAGATAGCTACATCGTTCTCAAATTTATTAACTTGGCTTCTTGCGCCATCGTGTGGTGTGGTGTTGCGAACACCAAGTAACACAGCTCTAGTTTCTATTGGTTCTTCGCAGTCAAGGTATTCGTGCAAGACACCTTTGTATATAAAAGGTTTCTCATTCTTTGTAATAGATAGCCGATCAAACACGATGTTATCGTGATGACACTTAATCATGTAAAGATCTTTGTCCATAGTTTGTTTAAACTTGTCGGCATCAAAGTCAATATCGTAGACCAAGGTTTCATCTGCATCAATCATCAGTACATAGTCTATGTCAACTTGCTTACGGATGTGGGCAAGTGCTGAGGTTCGGTTGTGGGCAAAATCTTTCCAAGGTTCTGTGACTACCTTACCTAGTATGTTATTTTCATTAAGCCAAGATAGTATTGTCTCAATCGTTTTATCGGTTGAGCCAGTGTCTACAATACAGACATAGTCTATTAATGGCTTGACGCTATCAAGACACCTTTTGATTACTTTGCTCTCGTCTTTAACAATCATGCATAAGCCAATCTTCTTCATTTTATTACTCGCTTGCCCATGGGAATTTCTCAGAATAACCTCTTCGTCCGCCATCAACTCTACTCGGGCAAGCCACTAACGCTTTGCCCATATTCCATTGCTTAATACCAAAGCCAGCTTGGTGCATTGCTTCTCCGCATGCGATGTCGCCACCATTATGCCCAAGCCGGATATCAGGAATGTTTGCTTTGAGAATGGCTTCCGTAGCTACTGCCCAACACCAACCTACTGCAAAGTCTATCACACTTCCGTTTGGTTGTTCTTTCTGACTGCCCCGCATTCGCAAATTACGACCTTGGTACCAATCCGCAGATTTAAACCAAGTAGTTGGATCGTTGCCATTTTTAGCATACATCGTTAGATCATGGTACAATAAAGAACCAAACATGCGATAATTTTTAGGATGGTTATCTATAATGGTCTGACATAGATCGTTAATCCAGTTTGGATTAACCACCCAAGTATCATCATCAAACCAGACTACATAGTTCGTGGTAATGGGTCTTTGCTCGTCCCAGAACATATCTCGCATGACAGGATACTTGTACCGGTTAAGACTGTTTGCGTAGATTTTTGTAACCGGTAATGTTTTCACATAAGCAAAAGTATCAGGGTGCACTTCATTAAGCCCAATACGCAAGTCTAAGCGTTCGGGCGGGATAGTAGCTAGAATGCTGGATAAACAAGTCTTGGCTAGTTGCGGGTAAGGCCCATAGCAAAGGACACAGATAGTAATCCTACCCCCGATTATCGGGTTATCCATGAGAGGTAACTGCCGCTGTATCTGCCCCGCCCCTACACTTGTGAGTTCTAGTGGATGAACCTTTTGAAAAGGTTTCTGTTCTTTAATAGGGGTAGAAGGATCTCGCACAATTTTTACAGGCATTTCTGTTGTTACGGGGTTACCCTCTTGCACTCGTACTATGCTTACAGTTGGAGCAGGGTTGTCTACAATTTTAATAGGAGGTAATACTGACTTATCGTAATAGTCCATGACTGCCTCTACTACATGATCGGATGAAATTAAGTCTTGGCATTTCGGAACTGGATGAGGAGCGGTGCGAAGTGGCTGACGACAAAGCGTATGGGCTTTGCGTGTTAGATCCGCAGGATCTAAAGCTACTGTTCTGTTCTTCCAGCATCCTTGAGTTGCACAGCATTCCAGTAATCCAATAGTATGTAAAAACTTGTGTTCTACTTTCACAGGTTCAGCAGTTGGCCCAAAGGCTTGGAAAGCATTTACATAGGCTTCAAACCAAGGGTCTTCTCGCCCGCCTGCGTAAACCACACAGGGTCTTTCAAAAGCTGCTGCAATATGCATCGCACCAGTTACTCCACAAATCACACCATCAGCATAGCGAATGATATTCCATAAATCTCTTACATTCTCAGTTTTACCAAGCATGTTTGTAGTGTTTTGCAATGGCGGGTGTATGTGGTTGGTGTGGGTTGCCCCAGCTTGTACGCAATGAATACCTTTTTCTAATAACTTGTCTACCACCTCTTGTGCTCGATGAGCATGCCAGTGCTTAGCAGTTAGGTCTAGTTTACCTCCAGATAAGATAACCCAGTAGCGTCCTTCAATTCTGGAATTTAACTCTTGTTCGGACATGTGGAGGTCTGGGCGAGGTTTCGTCACTGGGACATGAATGCCGGTTTTGCGTTCAAAGTCATAGTGATACCAAGCTAGGATATGTTTCATCTCACGGCGGTCATCATATTTGGCATAGGAGTTCCAGCGAATAGCATCTCCCCAGCTTACCTCTACATGCTTTGCTTGACTTGATGCAGCTGCGTCAGACCGCACAACATGGGGGTTATTCCACCAAACATTACTCCAGTTGGTGTTTACTACGATTTGATATTGATTAGGGTAGGCTAGCTGAATATCACGCACAAGGGCGGTTAGTAACACGGTGTCACCTAGTGCCCATTTGTGCTTGATAACAAGCTGAGTCTTACTCACTTACGACCTTTGCTTGTGCTAGAGATGGATGGAGTAAACAATGATTTCGCAGATGTGTGCTTAAAATTACGCTTGCTGCGTCTGTGTTCCACTTTTCAAAGAATTCTTTACCGCCCTCTTCTGGGGGGAAAGGAATTTCAATAGTGTGAAATGCTTTGCGGTCAGACAGGAATGCTTGTTCACTCTTCCAGCACTTAAACACAGCAACCATAGCTTCAAGTTCAAAGTTCATATGAACTTCAACGAGTACGCAGTAAGCTTGTTTGATAGGTTCTAAATCGTGCGGATCATCTACACTGAGCTGGACTGCCACTCGGGTTTTGAAAGGTATCATACTTATTCTTTCTTAGATTACAGGTATCTCTTCAATCATAGTAGCATCTTCTACTGCCTTGCGTCTAGCAGCAAACTCTTTAGCCATATCAGATCTAGCCTTACCATAGTACATAAGCAATACAGTCATATCTTGTATAGTTTCAAATTCAATCGTATTGTTTTCCATGCTGATCAGCCCTGGCAAAGGCATACCCATCGCTGAGGCTTCTCTAGCTAAAGAGAACACTCCTACAATAAGGGCAACATCAGAAGGTGTAATACCAAGGTGGTAGCCATTACCCGAGTTCCATCCGGTTTTCTCTAGTGCAATCCATTCATTGTTTATGGATTGTAGTTTTCTAGCTTTGGCCTGGGAGAGCTCGTCTGGAGCAGCATCTGGAATGTAATCCCACGCCCTATTGATTAGGCTGCTAATTAATGCTCCATCTTCAGACCCTATACTAATAGGCATTCTTATTGTTTTTGATATGTTGCTGTCATCTACTGCACTTAAAGTTATAGAGTAATCATTATCAACAACAATAACGCTTATACTAACCTGATTTAACATTATATCTCCTAAACTTTTATTATGTAATTCACCACAACACATGGGGGTATTGTAGCGTGGCGACTATCACTACCAGCAGAAGCATTAGATATTGATGGTGTAAAGTTATGGGTGTGATCGGTGTTAGTACTAAGAACAGAAGGTCTTCCAGAGCTACCTGCGTTACCAGTATCCATAATCCCATATTGACCACCACTAGTTCCTTGAACATTAGCATTTTGATGTTGGTGAGAAGTATTTGAGTTCATAGTACCAGTAGTTCCACCACTAACTGTGTTAGCGTGTGTATGGCTAGCTAATTCTGCGGTAGTAAGCAAATGAGTTTCTTCACCTAGCCATTGCCCTAATGTTCTAGCTGTCTGTGACGAGCCGCTAATAGCTCCAGAACCAGAACTATTTAGTCCAGTTCCAGTTCCAGCACCCATAGCAAATCTGCCACGCATATCTGGTAAAGTAAATGTGGTATTAGAATTACCAGCACCATATGTAGTTCCAATAACTTTAAATAGATCACCATAAGTCTTTCTGCTAACAGTACTTCCGTCGCAAACTAGCCATCCATTTGGTGCGGTAGAACCAGCAAACATTTCAATAACTCCAACAGGAATTACAGAAGGTTGAACTGCTTGGAATGCAGAGCCCTTTGGAGAGTTAGTCGGAGTCATTCCGTAACTAAAAGCTCCTGGCATTAGTATGCCCCTCCCATTACACATACTTGTAAAGCCGTAGTACTGGCAGTAGTAGTAACACTAACAGAGGCAAAAAGTTTAAATGTAGATGGTAAAACAAGAGGGTTGGCAAAGGTCAAAGTATTAGTAAATCCAGCAACAGTAGTGGAGGGAGTTACAGCTGTCACAAGTATTTCTGTAAATAAGAAAGCTGTAGTACCATCCCATACCCAAATGCCTACTATGTTACCGGCAGTTGCTGATGTAAAAGAAGTAGAGCAAGCATTGACTTGAATAGCATCAATTCTTAGCCCATTAGTTGAAGCTGGTACAACCTCTACAATATTTGCTGCTGCTAGTGATGCTGTTGCAGTAGGAGCTCTGGTAGTACAAGCTGTTTGTGCTGCTAGTGTCTTTGCTACAAAGTACGGTGCTTGAGCAAATATAGGTGTTGCTGTAACTGGCATGCGTTCTCCTTTTTAATATAGACAATTATAACTACAACCCGCCAAAACTACTAGCGATTATAGTGTTAGAGGCTCCAGCGGCTCCGGTTGCTCCGGTTGCTCCGGTTGCTCCTTGTGGACCGGCTACTCCGCTACTTCCAGCAGCTCCAGCTTCTCCTGCAGCTCCAGCTTCTCCGGTAGCTCCAGTTGCTCCTTGTGGACCGGTAGGGCCAGTATCTCCGGTAGGGCCCGTGTCTCCAGTAGCTCCGGTTGCTCCTTGTGGACCGGCTGCTCCGCTACTTCCAGCAGCTCCAGCTTCTCCGGTAGCTCCAGCTTCTCCGGTAGCTCCGGTTGCTCCTTGTGGACCGGCTGCTCCGCTACTTCCAGCAGCTCCAGCTTCTCCGGCAGCTCCGGTTGCTCCGGTTGCTCCTTGTGGACCGGCTGCTCCGCTACTTCCAGCAGCTCCAGCTTCTCCGGTAGCTCCAGCTTCTCCGGTAGCTCCGGTTGCTC